GGGTGATGGAACTGCTAATAAACCTTATTTTGTATATGATGAAGAAGATTTAAATTCTATCAGAGTAGGCTCTACGCGATATAATAATCCATTAACAAGTCATTATGTCCAAATGGCTGATATAGATTTATCATCATTTAATTCAGGAGAGGGGTGGGTACCAATAGGAGATAGTAGTAATAAATTCAATGGAACTTATAATGGTTGTGGATTTGAAATATCTAATCTATATATTAATAGACCAAATGGAGAATTTCAAGGATTATTTGGATATTGTAATTTAGCAACAAATACGATAAGAGGTTTAAGAATAAACGGTGTTAATATTACAGCTAAAACATATTCTGGTACTCTTGGTAATGTTGGTGAATTAATTGATTGTAGGGTTAAAAATATTATAATAAATTGCGAAAATGATTGTGGAATATTAGCATATAATAAACTAGGAACAGCTATTACACGTAAATGTATTATAGAAAATTTTGAAATAAATTATAGCAATTTTACAGGATATTCTTATTTTATAAGAGGTTATGGAAATTATGATGAAAATAAATGTGAAAATGGTATAGTAAATATAAATGGTGGTGGAACATTAGAAATAAGTGCATTTTATAGTGGTACGACAGCAACATATTATACAAATAACTATATTAAAGATGTTACAATAAATATTAATAATCCAGTTTCTGGAATATTATATCTTTCTGGTTTTTTAGCGACATCCCCAAATACTGGTAGATGTTTAAATAATTATTGTAATGTAAATATAAACAATAATTCTGGAGTAACTCCAAGTTATTTTGGTGCTATGATAGCATATCAGCACTATGATGAACCCAATGGTAATAACTACTGTAATATAGACTTGAATCCCGGACTACCAGTTGTTGGAACAAAAAACGATGAAGCTTTTACAGGCTTCTATGGTAAAACTGAACAAGAAATGAAAGAAGGAAATATACCAGATACTGATATATATGTAGATTGGAATCCAGAAATATGGACTGCAGTATATGTTAATCATATGCCAAGATTTGTATGGGAAGATCCAATAGAAACCGAATATGGAGATGGTACTCAATCTGATCCATATAAAATATATACTGCAGATGATTTAAATAGTATTAGACATAATAGTAGTAAATTTACAAATCCATTATCATCATATTATAAAATAATGAACGATATTGATTTATCTTCAATATCTAATTGGGAACCTATTGGAAGTAATACTAACACGTTTACTGGTGTTGTATATGGAGATAATAAAACTATATCTAATATAAATATAAATAATGATACTTTATCAAATGTTGGTTTATTTGGATTTATATCTGGTAATGCTATACTAAGAGATATTAAAGTTAATAATGCTACGATTGTATGTAAATCTATTGCAGGTGGATTACTTGGAAGAATTACATCTACGACGGCTTCTATATATAATTGTCATAGTAATAATATTGATATAACAGGTGTATATAATGATAGGTACGACGGCTTAGGTGGATTGATTGGATTGATACAATCACATTCTATTATCGATAGATGTTCTGCTACAAATGTCGATATAAAGAGTACAGATTCTAGTATACTATATCAATCAACTGGTGGATTTGCTGGTAATATAACAAGTAATGGAATTATAAAACGATGTTTCTCTACTGGTAGCGTAAGTATCGCAGGTCAGCAAAGAGATTGCGGTGGATTTATTGGTGTATCCGACACTGGTAGTTGGACTATAGAAAATTGTTATTCATGGACAAATGTAATAGGATATCATTTTACGGCTGGATTTATAGGTAGAATTGGGAGTACCACTACAACTACCAAAAATTGCTATAGTATAGGAAATGTTATGGGTGGTGGAGTTGACTTTGGTGGATTTATAGGTAGAAAGGCTGGTACGTCATATATTAATAACTATTTTGATTATGAAACCGCTGGTACATCAAATAATGCTACTGGTAGTGCTATAGCTAAAACTACTCAACAAATGCAAGAAGGATTAATTCCAGATACCGCAATATATATTGATTGGGATGATACTATTTGGGATAGTATAGATACATCTAATTATCCAAGATTGAAATGGGAATTAGAATAGTAACTATATTATTTAATATAACAAATCCATATAAAAATAAGTGAGGGGGTAATTTATATGGAGTTAGTAAAAGAAATTATTGAATTTCTAAAATGTATATATGATATTATATTTCATGATATAACTTTTAATGAAACTATTATGATTATACTAGTAATAGTTATAATATCGTTATGTTTCATTATATAACATAATAAACAATTAAAAACATAATATTTGAGGAGGATTTAAGTGTATGGCAGCAAAAAAAATTATTTATGGTATGGAAGCAAGGAACAAGCTTTTTAGTGGAATTGAACAAGTGGCAAATACTGTAAAAGTAACATTAGGACCTAAAGGGTGTTGGAATGTATTAGGTAGAGAAGGAGATGTAACACCTTTAATTACAAATGATGGTGTTACTATTGCAAATGAAATTTCATTACCAGATCCATTCGAAGATATGGGAGCTAGATTAGTTAAAGAAATAGCTGAAAAAACTAATAAAGATTCTGGTGATGGAACTACTACTGCCACTATATTGGCATATGCTATTATAAGAGAAGGTCTTAAACTTATAACAGCTGGTATTAATCCAATAGAAATTAAACGTGGATTAAATATTGGTTTAGAACATGCTATTAATTATATTCAAAATCGTAGTAGAAAAATTGATGACGATTTATCTGCAATTACATACGTAGCTAATATATCATCGAGATCTAAGGAAATTGGAGAATTGATTACATGTGCTATAGAACAAGTTGGTAAAGATGGTTCTATTACAATTCAGGAAGGTCAGGGTATAGAAACAATTTTATCTATTACTGAAGGAATGGAATATGATAGGGGATATCTATCTCCATATATGGTTACTGATAAAGAGCAAATGATATGTGATTATGATGATCCATATATATTAGTAACAGATTATGATATATCTTCAATCGCTCATATTAAAAATCTATTAGAACAAGTATCTAAAACTGGTAAGAAACTATTTATAGTATGTAATGATTTAACTGGAGATGCTTTACAAGCTATTGTAATTAATAATTTACAGGGAACATTTAAATGCTGTGCAATACAGGGACCGGCATATTCTGGTAGAAGAAAAGAAATTATGGACGATATAGCTACATTTACTGGAGCTATTAAAGTATCTAGAGATACTGGTTTGTTACTAGAAAATGCTAATCTAACCGTATTAGGTTCAGCTAAAAAAGTAGTAGTAGGTAAATCTTTTACTACAATAATTGAAGGAGCTGGTAATCCAGAAGATATTGATAAACGAATCACTATGCTTAAACTTCAGATAGAACAAGCAGAAAATGATTTCGATAAAGAAAAAATAAGAGAACGTATATCTAAAATGTTAAAAGGAGTAGCTGTTATTGAATTAGGTGGTAATAGTGAAACTGAAATTAGAGATACTAAATTAAGACTAGATGATGCTCTATGTGCAACTAGAGCGGCTATTAAATCTGGTATTATTCCAGGTGGAGCAACTATATATCTAAGAATTATTAAGGATATACAGTCTAAATTAGATACTAAATATAAAGATTTATCCGATAATGAAAAATTAGGATTAAAATTATTTTGTAATATGATACAGGAACCATTTAGACAATTATGTATTAATGCTGAATATAATCCAGATATATTAATGAAAGAATTAAATGAAATTGATTTAGAGAATGCCGTAGTTAATATAGAGGATATGAAAATTGGTGATGCATATGAACTTGGTATTATTGATCCAGCTAAAGTTGCTATAGATGCATTAAAGAATGCTGTATCGATATCTGGATTAATTCTTACTACGGAAGTATTGGTTAGTGATAAATAATACTATCTATAATAAATGGGAGTTAATATAAATACTATGTTAAATAAACGTATGATTCAGTCAGCTGGAAAAATATTAGATTATGACCCTAATGATCTTGGGACTGGAACTATAGAAGATCCATATAAAATATATACTGCGGAACATTTAAATAACATTCAATATTACCTTGGTGTAGATAAATATTTTATACTCATGCGTGATATAGATTTAGATCATAATAAACTTAAAAATAATGAATGGTATGATGAAGAAATAGGATGGAGTTCTTTTAATTTTTCTGGTAATTTAAATGGAAATAATAAAACTATAATTAATTTATATTCTACATTTAAAGGCTTATTTAATAATATAGGAACTGGATCCGAAGTAAAAGATTTATATATAAAAGATACAGAGGTACTTGGTAGTAGTCATGATACCGGGATACTAGCAGGTGTTAATAGAGGAACTATTATAAATTGTCACGTTATTAATGGATATATTACCGCTAATGGATATTCGGGTGGATTCGTTGGTGGTCAATATGGATTTGTCTATAAAAGTTCATGCGATGCTACTTTTATAGGTGGAACACATGTTGGTATATTTTTTGGTCGAAGTACCACCACGTCCGAAACAAAAAATTGTCATGCTTCTGGTTCTATTACTGGTGGATGGGGTACAGGTGGATTTGCTGGGGTAAATAGTGGTCTCATGGAGCATTGTTATTCATCAGTCGATTACGTATATGGTACATCTAATGTTGGTGGATTTTGTGGATTAGGAAATAATGATCATAATGCGGTATATTGTTATTATGATACAAAATGTGGATTTTCTACTACAGACTATCGCGGTATCGCTAAAACCACTAACGAAATGCAGGAAGGATCAATACCTGATATAGATATCTATGTTGATTGGGATAATACTATTTGGGATCCAGTAAATAATAATAGTTATCCAAAACTTATATAAATAGATTTATAAAGGAGAAAAATATTTATGAAATCATATGTATACAAATGTGGAGATGAGCAAAAAGAATTTAAATTTTTACCAAAATCTATTAAAACTAATAATAAAACGATTATAGGATTTAATTTATTATCAGATGAAAAGTTAAAGGAATATTATTATTACCCAGCAGAATATGTTACTCCTATACTACAGTCATATCAAAAACTTGGTGAAAAAATATATATATTTAATTCTGAAACAGAAACATTTACAATAACCCATAATATTATCGATTTAAATCAGCATGAGAAAGAAGCACTAATCGAAAATAAAAAATGGGAATTAATTCATTTATTGGATAAAATGAATAGAGAATATATTGATGGTCATTATACTAAGGAACAACGAGAGGCATTTATTACATTAAGATTAAGATGTGAAAGTTTAGAAAATGAAACTAATAAAACTAATACTATATTAGCTTTAGATACTATAGAAAATTGGATTATTAATATTGTAACTGGATATTATTATATAAAGGAAGATGAAATTAAATCTATAACGGCTGAAGTAATTGATGGAACTAAAGAATTTACTGAATTAGATGAGTTAAGAAGTGGATGGGATTTTGAACAATTTAATGTTATGGATCCTGGATATGAAATAAGGGATATTATTAATTTAATGTATGCACCACCAGTTGAATAATTAAATAAATAGGAGTTATTATGAAAAACATTAATAAATGGAACGATATTACATTTCTATTAGATACCAAAAAAAGAGTATCAGAAGAGTTACATTTGCTTATAGAGACTAAAGAGAATAATCCACAACTCGATATGGATATTTTAATTAATATTAAAAGGGCTGAATTATCTCATATTGAAAATTTAATTAAAGTAAAAAAATAAATAACTTATATATTAGGAGATTGAATTATGGCTGGAAACTTTGGAATTGAGAAAATAGAGTTTAATGATACTAATATTATAGAAAATATATTTACTAAGATATCATCAATTCAATTACATGATATTATGGTTAAAATATTTGAAAAAATATATCCATATAATATATCTGTAAAAGTATACTTAACTGAAGATGACTTAGATAATGACAAACCAGCAATTAATAAAAATATTAATAGCGTAGTTGAATATTCAAAATATATAGATGGTATAAAAGAATTATTTCTACCACCAGATGCTAAAATTAAAATATCAATTAATAGTCAATATAATTTAACTGGTATAATATATATAAGTTATTCATTTTAATTAAAGGTGAATATATAATATGATGTATACTGGATTATCCAAGATCAATAATAAAGGTATAATATTAATGGAAGCGATTGCAGAGCATGAGGATATTAGTGCTCAAACAAGAATGTATTTAAATAAATTTGATAGAGAAATAAAAGAGATACTTAAATTAATAGAAATTATTAAACGTAGATGTAGAAATCAAAGTAAAATCGATTCTACTAAATTAACTCCCGACCAGCAACTATATATCTCTAATTTAATGCAACATGAATTAAATAGTAATATAATTCCAAGAGTTAAAAAACTTGAAGCAGAAATATCTGCTGCAATAGAAGAATTAAAAGAAAAATCTATAATCGTGAACTTCAATCTACTATTCACCCGATTTGCAATTCTATTAACATTTTCTCTATTGCCATATATATTTGGTGTATCAGGTGTATTATCAATGATTTTTGGTGGATTATCATATTTTCTTAGTAATACAATTATCGTAGTATCAGCAGATTTTATGAAAAAAATAAGTGGTAGATATATTCATATTAGTTCTGGAATTATAGATAATATATTTTTATTATTTACACATGTTAATCAAGCAGGTAATCTTCGTAAATTAGAAAAAGAAGTTTCTAAAATATATGATTTAATAGAAACTATCCAGAAAGAGCAATCTAAAATAAAACTAAGTAATGTAAGTATTCAGTCTATTAAATCTAATTTCGTAAATAATGCTGAAACTAAATTTAATAAACTTCCATTAGACAATATAGAAAAGTTTAATAATAAATCTTATGAATTAGAATTACTTAGTAAAAATATTAATTTTAATATTGAAGTAATACAAGATACTATAACAGAACATATTACTAATAAAGAATTAGATAATAACAATAAAGTTAATCTTAAAAAGTTAGATAGTAATATTGTTATTATATAGAGGGGTAATATAATGGATATAAATAATATGTATTATCATAAGATCATTGGTGTTGTAGCTGAATTTAGAGGTCCTGGAATAGTTAATTCAACTATTAGATATATTACTAAATCTAATATAAGTCATGTGGAATTTTTATTTGAAGACCTCGAAACAACATATGGATCTAGATCTCATCATATACTAAATGGTAAAATAACGAGTGGAGTTAATTTCTATAGTATATCTGATGGATATTTTAAGAATCCAAAAATATTTTTATTTAATGATCCATTACATAATAGATATATCCATTTAACTAATATTCAAAATGAAACTTTAATAAATGAATTAATAAAAGAATATAAAAAGAAATATGATTATAAAGGTATTAAACATTTTATATTAAATACTATTAATAATGATAATTCTAAATGGTATTGTTCAGAACTAATAATAAATAAATGTTTAATAAGTGATATTAATTTACTAAATATTGAACCAGAATCACGTAATCATATTTCGCCTGGAGATATTATTAAATCACCATTATTAAAACTATATGAGGGAGAATAACAATGAAGTCAGATTTTAGAATGCCGCAGATAAATTCATATGATGATCGAAATATTATGTTCATCGATAAAGATTATGTTAATATTAATTTAATGGTTAATATTAATGGTGAACCATTAAGTGATATGTTAAATTTCATAATAGATCCCTCAACCACGACTAATTCTAATAGATTACAAGATCTTAATGCTATAATGCAATTAACTGCATACTATTGGGCTACAAAATTCTTTTTACATAAATGTATTACTACTTTACCACTATTAGATGTTGCTAATTCTAATTTTATGGATGTAGTTATGAAGCAACAAAGAGATATGTATAGACTAACTGGCAATATAGGTATTACAGTACCAGATCTAATGATTATCCCAACTGGTCCTATAAGAAAGCCACTAGAAGAAACTATAAGTCAAAATTTAGCAAAAGGTAAACGTTCTATTTTAGATGCATTTACATACGATCCAAAAGAGAACGTATATATCAGAAAAGCTACTGGACAGCCAAATAAACCCAATTATCAACCAGAGATGAAACTTACAGAAGAAGATTTTGAGAATTTACGTGATCAGTTAGCAAGCGCAAAAGATACGATTACTACTAAAAGTAAAATAATTCAAAATATAGTTAGTATAGGTATTAGATCTATTATTCCAAGATTATTTGCAACTAACGATACTTGGGGCGAAGCGATATCTTATTTAAATAGTATAATAAAACCACATTCAACAATTAAATCGCCTATAAAAATATTTATGACTTTTATAAAAACTATAAATAGAACTATACGAAATCATGTTAGAGATTTCTCTAGAACATTAGATAATACATTTTCTAAAAATATTAGACACTTTTTTGATACTGGTGGCGATGCATTTGCATCCAGAAGAAATATACTATTTCAGAAAACAATTTCTTCATTATTTGAAGCTCATACTTCTCATACGATGATATATATAGATGACGATGTGATCGATAAAAATCCTAAATTAATAGATACGTTCTTAGAATTATCATCAAGAATATCATTATCTAAAATTCATGAAGTATTAGGTAAATATAGTAATATTGTATTAGCAAGTAAAAAAAGAGATTTAGTTATTATAATATGTGATAGATTATTACTAAGAACACCACAAATAGATAGTTCCAATCCAAGAGTTAACGATACATATAACTATAGAATAATACATGCTATAGATAGTTTAACTAATAATACGTTATCTGAGTCAGATAGAGAAAAATATAAAAATCAAGTAAGTGTAATGGATGGAGTTGCTAAAAATCATGGTTTTACTAATTTTGTATATTCTAATTATGGATTTACAATGACATATACTGATGCAATGGCATTATATAGATTAAGAGTAGATAGTCAAGATGACTATACTAAACTAATAGAAAATTTTTCTACTAAAGTTAGACCTATCGATAATACTAGAGATATTATAAGAAGTATTAGATTTATGTTTAATGATAGGAAATAATATATAGGGAGTGATATAAAATGAATACATTAGATGATCTTGATAAACTATTAGATATGAATAGTAAGGGCGAAATTAAATCTACGATTGATGAAGTTAATATGGAAGAATCTAATAAGATAATGAAATCAGAATTAATTAATGATAATCTAACCCTTATAAATAACCAACAAGACTTTAATCAATTATCATATAAAATATTTACATTTTTAGATGATAAAGAAAGAGATAAGTTTACTAAGAATTGCGAAAAGCTTATTAGAAACTCATGGGAATATAAAATTTGGATTGAATATGTTAGATATACATTAAATTGCAATAAATGTATTTTAACTCAAGAAGAAATAACCGAGGTAAGTATCCATATACATCATCATCCAATTAATCTATTTACGATTACATATGCAGTTATTGGAAAATTCATGGAAGAGCAGAAACCATTTTCATCATTAGAAATTGCAGATGAAGTTATGAAAGTTCATTTTAGTAGTATTGTTGGTATTGTAGCACTATGTAGCACTATGCATGAAAAGTTCCATAATGGATGTGTAGATATAGATATTAAAGATGTAACTGGTGAATGGGCATCATTCTTTAATGAATATAGTAAATATATGACAAGTGATATGATTAATGGAATTACAGAACTATCTAAAATAAATAAGAGCACATCATATTTTAGAGTTGAAAATAACACGCCACCTCCTGATGAAATTGGGTAAACATATAATAGAAGTAAGGAGAAGTATATGTCGTTAGATAAAAATATCCAGATAGAATCTATACGAGCCGCTAAACGTATTACTAATATGAAGTATATTAAAGATACTATATTTTCTGGTAAGTTAACGATAGAGAGTATATTTATTGAACAGTTGCAAATGTATCGAGAATATTTTATCGAGAATAGTAAAATTGAACCACTACATATTAAATATCATTATAAACCAGATTATTTAGTATTAGATAAATATGGTGATATTAATCTTGCTAATTTTATAATGATGCTAAATAATTGTTCCACTCGTATGGATTTTACTATGGAGTTTGTATATATTCCTTCTATTAATTTAATATATGAAGTAATTAATAAAATAAAACCAAATACTATTGAATACTTAGAATAAAGGAGAAAATAATAATGAGTTATAAAAATGTAAATAATGTGATACAAAATATTACAAAATCTAGAACTAGAATATCTGCCAATAAACAAGTTGAGCTATTTAAAGATATTCAAGATTACTTAGATTCTTTTAAGAAATCTCCTATGTATAATTCAAATTTAAAACCAATCATAACCCAGTTAGAAACAGCCATATTATCACCTACAAGTTTTACTAGAATATCACCAGATATCTTTTTTGGTAATTTTGTACCAAATGACGATGAAAAGAACTTATATGTATATTCATATATTAGAACCCTAAATACAAATCCAGATGGTAATAGAATTGATATTATTGCTGATAATTATTTTCAAAATAAGAATTTATCTATACCACAAATAACTCATTATTTTTTAAATAAAATATTATTTAGTGATAATGCTTCTTTTAATGTAAGTAGAAAAATTGGTATTAAACTACTTACCGTTATTATAAGTAACTTTGTAATGAATATAATGGGGTCTAATGAAACTGATATATATAATAAAGATGGATATGGTTTAGTAATATCTATGGTTGGATGTGCAATAGAAGCAAATATCAATAACAATATATCAGTATCGGGTAGACTTAAAGAAATGAATATTACATATTATAATATGGATATGATTAAAGAATATGATACTTTACTTGCTAATGCATATAGAAGTAAAAGTAATAAAATATCATTAGATGATATTATATCTTTACTCATTAAATATCAATATATAAAACATAATAGAATGGAAAATATTATAATTAAAATAGTAAAAATTATTGGTACTCCTGGACTATTACTATTAGATCTTAGTAACTTATTAAATCCAAGTTTTATTATAACAAGTCTTGCTGTTACTAATAAAAAACAATTTGGATCTTTATATAATTTTATTGGTGAATTAAAAACTACAAGTAAATACGATTTATTCGATGATATATATAAATATTGGCTTATATTCATGAGGAGCGCGATATGATTCCAATAAATAAACAGATAGTCCGAGATATATTGATATTGGAATATTCTGTTAATGATAAATTTTATGATTTAATATCTGGTAATAATAATAGTGGTATAAGAGATTTATTATTACAAGAATACGATATATTATACAGACCATTAGAGAAAGATTATACTTTACTAGAAAATAATAATAATAAAAGTTTACCATCAAAAATCAAACATACTATACAGAAGCGAATTAATAGTCAATTTAGAGCTCTTAATTTAAGATGGAGATGGTTCTTTGGAACTACATTAAATTCAATTAAAGGATATATTAATGAGTTTATGGGATTATTAAATCAAATGGTGTTTATGGGCGCTATTACTGGTATTGCTGCTCTAATTGGTAAACTATTATTTTTTAGAAAAGAAAATTCTTCTCAAAACGAAGAAGAAAAGATTGTTCAAGAATCTAATTCATATACTCCTACTGAAAATGATATCCGTACAGCTAAAAGAATATCTGGTGTATTAAAAAGTATATTAAATCTAATGATTAATAATATTAGAAAATCTATATCATCTAAGGAAATTGATGAAACTAGTAAAGCAAATGTATTAATCGAAAAAATGCAATCTACTATTAAAGAATTAAATACTAAAGAACAAAATTTTAAAATATAAAGGAGTCTATAAATGAACTTAAAAAATATCGATGTAAATTTTATAAGACAGTTAACTGGAAAATATTTAAGTGAAGCTTCTAAGGAAGCATCAAAAAATAATATTTCATTAAATCAATATTTAATAGAAAACGATAAAATGGATATTGCTAATAAAAATATAAATGTAAATCAAATAAAAAATAATACGAAATCTCTTACAAATGAAGTAAATAAACATTTACTTGAACTTAATAAAGAATTGAATCAATTAGAAGTATCAGAGGAAGTTGTGGAAGTTAAAGGTTTAATAAAAAGAGCATTAGAGAAAACTAAAAGTATAATGCAGAAATTTGATCAAAGTTCTAAATTCATACAAGGTAGTATATATGTTGGTATATATTTATCATTGAAATATGTAGTAAATAGACTAATTCGTATTTCTCTTAAATATAAAGCCGCGAATGAAGTGCAAAGAAATCAAATTAAAAATATACAAGAATCTGAATCTTTGATATTAGAATCTAAATCTGAGAAAGTAATGAAATCTGTAAGAAATGCATTTGGTAATACCAGTAGTGGAAGTTCATCTACTACTACATCTACTACTGGTAGTGGAAGTTCATTCGCACCAACCAATCTATTAAAATCTGCATTGAATGCGTATATTAAAGTATTAGATAAAATTTATGATAAAGCAATTAAACCTATAGTAGAATAATATATAATAACTTAACCGAGGTGGTAAATTATATGAATCAGTCTCAATTGCAATTTGAGGGGTTATGGAGAGCTAAAGTATTAGATAATGTAGATCCTAAAAAAAGACATCGTATACAAGTCGAAATCTTAATGGACTCTACTGAATCTATTTTAGCTATATGGGCATATCCATTAAATAATGCTTTTGGTAATTCTGATCCAGGTAATCTTGCTATAGCTGGTCAGCAGATTACACCTCCTATTGGATCATATGTATATATTTTATTTGAAGCTAATAGACTAGATAAAGCTAGATATTTAGGTGGATTAAATATAGACTATGGTGAAGGAATGCCAGAATTTAAAAATGGAAAAAATCCACAAGATAAACATATATTACTTAGACTAAAATCTGGCAGGATAATAATAATGTCAGATGATCCAAATGATGAAAGAGTTCAACTAACAGGTAAGAAAAGAATTAAGTATGGTATAATTAATGCTAAAGATCATTGTAATAAAATCGAAGATAATCAAAGTACTATTATAATTGATGATAGAAAAGGAAAAGAAAAAATAATAATAGCAGATTATAAAGGGAATTATATAAATATAGATAGTAAGAAAGATCAAATAAATATTAAATCTAAAACATCAATTAATATTAAATCTAAAGAATGTAATATAGTAACCGAAAACGCTTATAATATTCAATCAAAAGAACTTCATATTACAGGTAATGCTATTATAGAAAAAGTAATGATTGATGGTAATGTCGATATTGGTGGTAACCTAAATGCTGCTGGTACATGTAGCTTTGGAAGTACCGCTAATGCTAAACCAGAAAAAGAACCATCTATAGTAGAACTACCAGATATAGATAAAGTTATGCTATGAGGAGAGTAAAATATTATGAATCAAACTCTAATGGAAATAATGAAAGAAAAATATGATATATTATATACTGATATACTTTCTAAATTAGATAATGTATTTAAAGATGGTGGAACATATCAAGGAGATTCACAATTTAAAGCCGAAGATAAAATATGGACAGAAAATTATTATAATAATTTATTTAATCAATTAGGTATATGGAATGAATCAAGTAATAAATTTACATCTGGTATATTATATAATATAACTCAAGTTAATCGTAATGGTCAAAATCAAAGAATATTTCAATATAGAAGATTTATATTTAATTATACATCTATATCGGGTATGTATAGTATAGCGATACCAGAAACTGATGGAATGGAAGAAATCTTCTACCCAGGTGGAAGTATAGTTACGTTAATAGATCGATATGTAACTACATGGTATAAAACATATTTTGATGTTACTACAGTATGGTCTGGATATAAATATAGATATGAAGTTCCTGGGTCCCCACCAACAATTGAAGGAGTATTACCAAATGATACATTTACTAATATACTTACAAACATTTCATTAATAGGTAATAATGATATTGCTGGTCTACAATCCCTTAATGCTCAAATAGAAGATGAAATTAGTAGACCATCTTTAAGTATTATGTTTAGAACTGAATTAGGGCAACAAATGTTTGAAAGACAGAATAAGTATGATGTATATATAGATATTCAATTAGATGAAACTGGAACCGAAACTACTCCAGATATACATAAATTAATATTCTATGGATATCCTCCTAATAGAGGAAGTCATATAGGAGATTTTGAAGGAACATTTAAAATTAAATATAAACGTATATTAACTCCAGATATAGATATCAATAATGGTAATATAACAGCAATTGAATTACAAACAATATTACGTAATACATTTCCAAATGATTTATATCCAGAAATATCTAATATAACCGTTACTGGAGATTTCTATAATGGATTTATTATTACAAAAAATCTAAATGGTGACTGGTTCGATTTTACTATTAAAGATAATATAATTAAGAAAGATATGCACTATGGAGATAATCCATTTACTCAAGGTGGATATCCAACTCCACTACATAAATTATATGAAGATTTTAAATTAAGAAGTATTATACATGATTTAGGATTAAATCCAGAAATACCTTTACCAGAAGATTTTGATTAATAGGAGAAATCTATTATGTCTAAACAAGTAGCTGTTATTGGTGATAAAGGAAATGGAACTACAAATATAGGTTCAACATGCTGTCCTCATAGATGGACTGCAAAAATAGTTATGGGATCTTCTAAAGTAACTTCTGGTGGTAAAGGAATGGCTAGGGTAGGAGATAGAGTAACTACTAATTGTCCACATTTTAGTTCTGGTAGAATTATATCGGCATCGGCTAAATTAATGGCTGATGGTAAACAGGTTGCAAGAAGTGGTGATATGATTCAAGTAGGACCTTATACGGTTAAAATAAGTATTTTAACAGGTCCAGCTAATGTAACCGCAAATTAACAATAAAAGAATAATATAGAGGAGGAATACATAATGATTAAAATAATTATAAGTCACTGTCCATTATGTAATAATACAAAAGGATGTAAAGTATTAGATGATAAGGTTCATGTTAAATGTAGGTCATGTGGAACGGAATTTGAAGATAAAAAGTTAAAGCAAAAGTTATCAGGTAATTCTTATGATTCAAGTTTTACCATTATAGATGGTAATGATGTAAAAGTTGAAAAAAGAGTCGATAGAGAATATAATGCAATGTATACAAAAATGGATGCTAAGATACAGGCATTTAGAAAAGCTGGTAGAATGAAGAAAAATTCTTAATATGGAGAATATATAATATGTCAATTATAGTTAAAAATATATTAAACTCAGTAAATACGGCTGCATTAAATGATAGTAAAAAAATAAATACATTAGAAAAATTAGATACTATATTACGAAATAATGCCGTTAATAAGCAAATTAATACAATCTCTGTATTAAAAAATGATTCAATATTAGGTATTAATAATAGGCAAATTATGTTTAATCCTGCGGCAGAATTAGTATCAGATATTGATAATGATAATCATTGTACAAAAGTATTACTCAATAATATAAGAAATTTAGAAAAAATTGCTGAGATTAAATTATCTCGTCAGGATCATATAGAAATTATATCACCAGTAATTCAGATGAAGAATATAATTCGATCATTAATTCTTCCATCAGCAATATCAATAAATGCTGCTAAAATATTATATAATTCATTTTCAAATAATATAGATATTAAGAGACGTCAATCAGATAGTAAATTAAATCCTGTACTATCGAAAAATGCTCAAGATATATCTACTGCATACTCAATGGGTTCAGATATAATTGATAATACGATGACTATGGTTCCAGTAATGCTAGTAAACTATGCTAATATGTTACTTAGTATTAAATATATCGAAGCTCATGCTAAAATAAATCCAAATATAAATAATCTATATAGTAAAAAAGAAAATATCGATATGTTTGAAATTATAAAATCATTTCCAAGAAATATTATTAAATTAATTAAAGAAGCATTAAATTGGGATATCGATGAAGAGCCAGATACAATAGTAGGATTATTTAAAAGAGCATACTATGCTATAATAATAATATCAACTTTTGTAATATTAATTCCAGCAGCCATTATATTATTAAGTGGATTGATACAGGGTCTATTAGGGCTTACTCCTGGTTCTATATTGTATACATTACTTGAACTATTGGTATGGAGCTGTGGTAAATATTTTAATCTTATATCACCATTTATAAAAGTATTAGCTGGTAGTATTATATCTACAGCATTAATGCGAACTATTAGATCATATGCGAGTTGGCAACTATTAATCCAAATAAGAGATAATATAATTGCTACAGGAAAATATGTATCATCTAATATTGGTAGATTTTTTAATTATCTATGGGTTACTACAAAAGCATTTATTAATAGACCTAAAAAAGAAACTGCTAAACATATTGGTGGAGTATCTGAACCAGATTCTCCTAAGATAAAAGATGATTTAGATACGGATATATCAAATGCTGATAATGCTAACTTAGATGATATAATAAGTATTGGAAATATGGTTAATAGTAGAGTCAATATGGATAACTATAATAAACAAATGTTACGTAATATATCAAATAGACTATCGAGGATATAATTATGGCTATTAATGGTAAGATACTTCGATTAGATAATAAGTTAAATAATCTATACGATTATAAAGAGCTTAATATTATAGAAACTATGCTGGATGATATTAAAAAAATAGTATCTACTAGAAAGGGTTCATATCCTGGAGATCCAAAGTTTGGTGTTGATATATTAAAATTTCAATTTGAACCAACTAATAGTTCCATGATGAGTGAACTTAAAAGAGAATTAGAAGTTTCTATAAATACATATAAATCACTTGATATGAATATCGAGGTAGAAGTATTTCATGAAAGTGCCTATAATAAAAAAGGTGTTGTTGCAAGAATTATAGGTACATCAAAAGATATAAGATTAGAGGCAGATTTATTTTTATCCGATGATTTTAGAAGTTTAATATTTGTATACGAAGAAGAAGTATTACAATCTATGGAGTTAAAATATGATGAATACCATACAGAATAAACCATATGATGGGAAGTTAATTTATAAAGGATATGAGAAACTATATAACCTCCTTTATGAAAAATACTACCATCATTCTAATATAATACAATGTACATATTATAGTATAGCACATAATGAAATACAATTTGAGACAGATGGATTTAATGCTGGTTCTTATCATTTCATTGGACATCTATCATCATATCGATGGCATAAAATATATATGATGCCAATGCATAATTTAAATCCTGTACAAATACGAGTAGATACCTCGGAAGAAGAAGGCATCAGATATGTATTCGATAGTTCAATAGAGTTCCCTACTATGTATGGAGTGGAACCTATTATTGGAGATATATTAATATTTGATAATCCAATAAATCCTGAACTTAAAATGCCGTTTGTAGTTACTGGTGGAATCGAAAAATCAAATATAAGTAATAAATATTTTTCGAGAGTTAATATAACAGGATATCCTATTAAAGTAAGTGAATTAGATAATCAAGTAATCAATACCTATTGCTATATAGATCTATTTCGTAAAATTTATAAAATTGAAGACGCATTAATTTTACTTAAATCCATTGAAACTAAAATAAATAAAGAAAAAATAATAAAAACATTTTATAATGGGGTTCATAAAATACTTCATACTAAAACTATAAATTAATATGGAGAGTAAAAAAAAAATGGAAAATGATAAAGTAAAGGTAATAGGTATTGATCCTGGCACAAACCATTTAGGAATATCATGTTTAGATGACGATTATAATATACATTTATACTCAAGTATAAATTTTAATTCCACTTCCGGTAAATTTAGAAAAATGGTATTTCATGATAAGGTGCCACATATAGTAAATTCTATTTCCAATATATTTAAATTAATGAAACCAGATCATGTATTCTTTGAGGATGCACATGGTGGTTCATTTATGAAAACATTTACATATTTTAATATATTACATGGTATTGTTAGAACTTTATGTATTTTAAATAATATTGAATTTCATTCGGTTCATGTTAATGCTATAAATAATATAATACCAATAGAAGAAATACTAACTAAAGATCCAATATATATAGATAAACTTTCATATACTAAAACTGGTAGATGTAAAATCGATAGAGATGTTAAGAAAGCTATTACCATAAGAAAAATTAATTCGATATTTAATATAAAAGAGAATGATGATAATATATGTGATTCATTAAGTATATGTCTTTTTGGATTACAATCGTTATCTAAAAAATCTAATAAAATGAAATAGTCGAGGAGAATATTATATATGAATACTAGATTCGAAATGGAATTGACTGGCTCTCGAGAATCAATGATTGAGATAATTACAGAGAATATGTCTAAATATATGCAAACTAATGTAGACTTTAGTAAAACAAGATATTTTGGATATATTATTAACGTATTGGCTACATTAACATCTGATGAAATATTTTTCTGTACTATGGCAAATAATGAAAGCTTTTTCCAGACAGCTACTTTACCACAAGCTATAGATATGCTTGCAACATATCTATCATATAAATCTAGAAGAGCGATTCCTGCTACAGGAACACTAATGATATCAATTCCATTAGCATCTATACCAGATGGTGTTGAAATAATAATTGGTAAAGATCATATATTCTACGCAGACGATGTTAAATTTAAAATAATGATTGGAGATATATTAATTACTAAAAATCATGGTATGATGGTTAATGTTAGATTATTAACATCAGAAGGATTTTTAGAACTACCTCCAAATGTTACCGAAGATGAAGAAGGTGCGTTAATTCTTAATTTCATGGTAGAAGCTTATCAGATATATGAAGAAGAATATGAATATCAGGTAGATCCTCAATTACAGCCATTTCAGTATTTTTTATTAAGTAATGAAATTGCATCAGGTGAAATTATAGATATTAAAGTATTTACAACATCTTCTAATATAAAACCTGGTCAGCCAACTATATGGGAAGAGTGGGAAGAATATGATTCATTATATCTAATGACAAGTACTACTAAAGGATATATTACTAGAATATTTAGGAATGAATTAAATATTACATTTGGTAATGGTATATTAGGAATGCAACCAAATCCATCAGATAAAATTAAATTAGTAGTATCCGTTACTAATGGATCTAATGGAAATGTAGTTAATAATAGTATTAATAAATCAAATCCGATTTTTATATCTACATCAGAAGGTAATATACAAATACCATTTACGGTATTAAATCCATTTAATATGACAGGTGGTAGAGATTTTGAATCACCAGAAAGTATTAAGTCTAATGCACCAAAAGCATTTAAAGCATCAGATAGACTTATAAGCTCCGATGACTTTAATGCTATAGATGCTATAATACCAGAGTTTCCATTTACAGAATCATATTCTACACTAAAACGTAGTGATTTAAAAACAAATGAAATTAATATATATAATGTATTAAAACTTGGAGACGAGATAGTTCCATCCAGAACAGATATATTATATAATGTTGATAAATTTAAAATAAAACCATTTGAAACATTTACTATCGATGATATTGATTATTATAATATATTCGAAATGAATATAGATTCAAATATCAATAGAATGAATTATGTATATGTGGTAAATGATAATCGATATGTATTAAGAGCTACTAAAGAAATAACTCCAACTTCTCCAAGATTATTTTTATCTAATGTAAAAGTTGAAAGTAAATATATAGAAGAATATCCAGAATTATCAGAAGATATATTTAGTATTACATTTAATATATTAAAATCTGATACATTAGATGCTACTGACGTAAATCTAAGATTAAACATAACTGGATTTAATTATGACTATAATGAAATACTATCCTTCCAAGAAGTATATAAGGATGGTACCGTTGATAATAATGCTGGTAAGTTTACATGTAGCATACCACTAGATTATGTCCCAACAGGTATATTATTCTTTACGGCTTTAATAGATATGCCAACGGTAGATGGTAATATTGAAATTAATAATTATCAGGGTAATATTGAATTAAAAACTAATCTTAATAAAATAATGTTTTCTGGAGTAGAAGTTCATAATGAAACTCCTACCGAAATAAATTATGATATATATGATGTACCTCTTATTAGAAAAGATTGGTATGATAATTTATCTGATAATATGAAAACTAATTTTGAAAATTATATTATATCTAAAATGAATATTCCTAATGCATTAACTGATAAGAGGGGTATGAATTTATTTCCGTCATTAAAATTTAGTAATAGTACTGGTAAGATTAAAAATATATATATCAATTCTGTTATTAATACTATATCGAAATTTGTAATTGATTATTCAGATATAGATTTAGAAGAAGTATCAAGAAACTATAAGGTTATTATAAAAGGTCCAGTAACTAATCCATCGGATCCATTTTATGATAAAGATGGTTATATGGCTAGAGTAATTAATATACCAGATGAATCTACCGAACCCGAATGGGAATTTACATTATTACCAAGAAGTAGTATGATAATAAATGTGGAAGATGGACTTAAATACTTTTATGATTATAGAAAATGGTATCGTCCACAACTGGATCTACCAATTAAACTTGATATAATACTTTATACTACAGATGGTCAGTCTGATATTATAAATACTGCTAAAGAATTAATACTAACGTATTATGGAGATATAGGACATGATAAGTCATTCTATAGATCTAAAATAATAGCTCTTATGGAAACATTACCAAGAGTTAAATATGTAGAACTTATTAAACCTGAAATAGATATTCCATATAATTATGAAGTAAGAGATATGAGTGTTCAAGAGCTAATGGTATATACACCAGAATACTTGTATATAACTTCTGAATCTATTAAGATTACAGTAAGACCTTACTCTATCAATTAAAGTTGTATAGGAGGTAATTATGAAAAGATTCCCGACTGATTTAAATACTATAATAAGAAATTATGAACATGAATATATAATAGTAGGTAGATTTACTATACATGAAATCGAAGGATTTAAATTTCATGATGTTCCTGGAGATAGAGGTGGACCTACTAAAGGTGGTATATCGAAACTATGGGTAGAAACTGTAAAACCTATCGAACTCGATGTGGAGGATATAGAATTTCTAGAAGAAAATGAAATGCTATATTTATATTATAAATATTTTTGGGTTAGATTTAATTGTGATAAATTAAAATGTGGCTTTAATGTATTTCATTTTATTAACGTAGTAGTTGCTTCTACTGTAGCTGGTAGAGCAATACAGTATGCAGCAAATAAATTTGGTCATAATTTAAAAGAAGATGGTAATATAGGTCCATTATCTCAGAAGGCTATTAATAGTCATCATGAAAATGATTTCGATCTTATAATCGCATATGCATCCGAGTATCTATATGAGTATTATACTAATATTGCAATCAATAGCGTAAAACGATTAGATAATTTAAATTCATTAAAAAACGGAAATGATTTAATTAGTAATACTCAGATGAAATTCTTATTAGGATGGATGGCTAGAATTAAACGAACAATGGATTATGTTAATAAACATCGTATCGAAAAATTTAGTCATAGAGGTATATTAGCATATAAACATTTATAAGAGGATTATTATCATGGAAATAACTAAAGAAGTTAAAGATTATTATATTAATAGAACACAAAACCATATTAATAATGTAAAATTAGTATTTAATATAATACTAAATTATATTGAGGTTGGTTTAGATTTTTCTAGATTATTAAAAAATATAGAAAATCATGATTTAACTAAATTCTTTAAAGAACAGGAACATGCCTATATAATATTTACATGGAAGAAGAAAAATAATATCGAATTAACCAAAGAAGAAAAAGATATGTTTAGTAATGCATGGAAGCATCATTATATGAATGAGACTCATCATCCTGAAAAACATATGGGCAATGGTATATTCGATAAAGTAGAATGTATTGAAATTTTCTGTGATCTACAGGCAATGGCTATAGAATTTAATGAAGGTAGCTGTAGAAAATATTTTGAAACTATATGGCTTGATAAAAGTTTGAAGTATTATAAAGAAGAAGAAAGAGAAAGTGTAAGAAATTATATCGATGGATTAATAACTCTATATGAAACTTTAAAAAATATAAATAAGGAATAATATATAATATGAATAGTCCACAAAACAGTTTGAATACCGATATAGATCTTCTTAAAGAGATTTCTCGAAATCCGGATCTTAGAGAAAATATATTTAAGAAAATTGATTTATTTATATATAATAATAGTGCAAAGATAGATAGTTTTTTAGATATACAAGCATTTGAATACGCTAGAGAACTATTAACAGAATCTGGATTATCTGATAGGGTAGTTAATCTAATATGGAATAAACAATTTCCTAATTGGCCTAAACAATATGTTCTATATAATAATCCAATAGCAAAAGGTCTATTAATACTAGCATATATTATATATAATAAAAGTAAATCATTAGAGGACTTAAATATTATTCTATCTCTATATGCATTTGTAATATATAAAAGTATTATGTTTAAATATTTCAAAACAGGTATAGATACCTCTATAGCATATCAGGCTATAGATTCATTGAGTGGTAATCATTCCTTTAAGAAATTTCAGTATAGAATATCCGCTGCGATAATTCAAATGGTTAGAGATGTCGTAAATAACCAGCATCAGAGATTTGTACCACCTCCTGACCAGCAAAATTGGCTTAGAATTATGCTTGATATAAGAGTAAGAATAAATCAAAGTGTAAAATCATTTGCCGTTAAATACTATAGTATATTTCAAGATATGCAAGTAAAACAGAATAGCGCTGATAGAGAGGATAGTACAATTGCTATTGGAAATGTAGTTGAAATTATAGTTAATAAAATAATATTTAATTCATATCAATCTAAAAGCTCATTGGATATTACATTAAAAATGACTATGGTATCAAAGAGTGTTATTACAAGAGTAATTAATAATTTAAATCACACAGAATTAAAAGAGGAACTAGAAGGATATTATAGATCTTTTATATTATACTTTCATGAAAAAAAGATATTAGATCAGTTATTCAATGAAGAAATTGCATTAGATGTTATTAAGAAATTAATACTTGCTAAAAATGTAGGCAAACTACATCCAAGATCATATACTAAAATACTATTAGATATGACAGCTAAACTAGATAGCACATTAGAAAAACAATATAACTCATATTCTAATAGAACTAAAACTTTTATGGAATTGTCCATAATGGTATATTTATATTTTACAATGAAAGATATATTAAAAATGTAATACAAGGATTAATATAATGTATATTAGAAAAGTTAAAGAAATTATTAATGGTAAAGAAAGTAATTATATTATTATTAAAAGTAATAAATCTGATAACGTTAGAGAAACATTAAATCTTAATAGAACTATTAATATATTAAATAAAGAGGATAATTATACTAGCAAAAATTAATAGCCAAAAGGGAATAATATTAATTGAATCTAGTAATGTGATGCGGGATATTAAATCTTTTGTTAATGAAATTAATCGAAAAATAAAATATGGAACTATAGATAAAAATGGAAAAATAGTTTATGAATGGAATTCTCATAATGAACTTAATAAATTTTTTAAATTTAGAGATAAAAATGATATTTTAAAATCTGGATATGGGATGTGCTGGGAAGTTGCTGAAATCGTAAGAGATTTTTTAAGTGAAATTGACATCCCAAATAATATTATTTATTATCAGGCTATTCCAATTAAAAGTCATGCTATAAATATTTTTGAGTTAAATGGAAAAATTTACATAATTAGTATAAGATATAATCAAGATCCAAAAGTACATAATATTTTTGGACCTCTTTCTAATAATGATCCTTTAGCACTTGTAATGCAATGGAATAAAAAAAGATATCCAAATATCACATATATTGATTGGTCATATGTCCCAAAAGGAGAGAAAACTGGAATGACAGTAAATCAATATAAGAATCTATTATCGTTTAATAAATATAGATTAGGTCAAAAAATTGATCTACTATTAGAATCTGATACTTCAAATCGCCCTAGATAAATTTAGAATTATTACATAATCGAAATATATATTTATATATTTTTTTTCAATCTTATATATTATATATAACAATTTAAAAATATATAGGGGGTGATTCTAGTAAATAAAGAAGATATTATAGAACTATTTAATCAAATTCATAATGAACTTAATAATATGAATATTAATGGAAATTTAAACTATCATGTATATTAATGTTTACAAGATCTTATCCAAGAGAAAATAAATATAGTTAATGAATCATATAATACGAAAGATATACCTATAATAAGAATTTAGGTTTATAAGTAGGCTCTATAACCCTTGATGCATTCATCTAAAATAATATTATCAAATGATTGATAATATAAAACCTACTGGTAATTAAAGGTCTTACCATTAAGAGAATACTAGTCACTTCTCAGACCTTTACTATAAGGAGCCTATATTATGTCATATAAACCTATATTTGAAGATTTAGTTTTATATAGAGTATGCCCTAAATGTAAAGAGACTATCAAAAAAATTATAAAAGTAGAATATAATAATTCATTAAATGATAAAATATTATCCATTAGAAAGACATTGTAATTTAAAATGTTCATATAGTTTATCTGAAGAAGCTAGAGATATAATTTTCAAAAAGATAGAGAAAAAAATAACTAATGAAATGTTAAAAGGGAATATAGCTTATGAAGAAATTAAAATATTTAGATAAAAGTTTTTTTATTTATCAAAACTATTGTGGATATCAAGATATACCAATTCATGTATATATTAATAATGGTGAATTATTCGATCCTAAAATATTTAATCATATTGGATATCGAGATGGTGATGATATAGATTGTAGATCAAAGAAAGATTCAATTGTAGTATATAGTGAAATGATAACCGAATCTGGAATAATTCCATTTTGGTTTCATTTATTTAAAGAAATAGATACTATAATAATGAGTAGAATAGGTGTGCCAATAAAAAAGATTAAATAATACGTTATGAAATGAGGAGGATCAAATGGGTATTAATGAAATAATGGATGAAATTCATTCAATTGCAAAAGAAAAGGGTTGGTATGATGGAACACCAAGAACCCCATTAGAAATACATGCTTTAATTCATTCTGAGATTTCTGAAGCTACTGAAGAAGTTAGAAATAATAAAGAGTTTTATTATAAAGTAGATGGAAAACCAGAAGGCGAAGCTGTGGAACTTGTTGACGCTATAATACGTATAATGGATTATTTTGCGTATAAAAATTGGGATTTAGAATCAATATTAAAAACGAAAGTCGAATATAATAGGAATAGATCATATCGACATGGTGGCAAAAAATTATAAATATTATATTATTAAGTATAGATTAAACAAATGTAAATAAAAATCTATGTATCTTTAAGGAGTAAATATTATATGAATAAGTTTAATAAGATAATCAGTTATACAAATATTCAGTTTAATGAAATTGATAATATACTAACTGAAAGTGATAATCAAGATATTATTAATAAGCTAGAAGAGGCGAAGAAGAATGCTGTGGAGAGTAATCCAAAAGAAGCTTCCAAATTAGAAAGTTTTTATAATAGAAGTATTTCAATTATAAAATCATTACTAAGTACAGGTATTAAAGTTGCTGCTATTTCATCCATAGTATATTATCTTATTAATTATAAATCTATAAATACAGATATCAAAAATCATGGTTTTAATGAAACTGCTAAAAAAATATTTAATACGTTAAAAGAAGCTTTATTTAATTATAAAGATACCAGAAAAAGGGGATTAGAAGAAATTCATAATGCTGCTTATAAGGAACTATATGCAGCTGGTAATAAAGCTACTGGATCGGAAATTGGTCTCTATGGAGAACCAAGAGAAATAAAATCATTTGGTGAAAATATATTGGATAATATATTGAATAGAGACTTTGATAAAGTAAAGGAAAGTCGAAATCAATTAAAACAGGAAAATAATGAGTTGAGTAATAGAATACAAGTTATATCTGGACTTATAAAAGCTCCACTTGCAAAAGAGGATTATATAAAGAAACAAGAAGAAGAATTATCAAAACTTAAAGCTCAGCAAGAAATAAATAAGCATAAATATGGTTTAATAAATAGATTACTTAGAATTAATGAAGAAAAATAATACACTATATATACATATAATAACAATTGTAAATATATATGAGGAGTTATTATATGATATATGAGGAAAAAATATTTAATAATACTAAAGAAAAATTTTCTGAAATATTCGACATAATAGATAGTAGGGTGTTCTTCTATAATGATGAACATCCTATGGTCTTATCTGATGTATATGATTATGATATCGAAAGATGTTATACTACTATTCTAAAAAATAAAAATCTCGTAGATCTTCTAAACATTCCAAAATCCGAAGCTAATATTTTAATAGGTAAAATCATTAAGAATAATCCTGCCATTTATGATATTCTTAAAAATGAAACTAAGAAGATAGTTAAATTATTTATACAATCTAATAATATTATATTAGATGATTTAATATATATGGAGAGAGATGGTTTTTTATTAACTAGATTTCTGAAAGATAATATTGTAATTAATATTGATAATGATATTTATAATATTCGTCTTAAGAATAAATATAGTATAGTTATAAGAAGTAATGAAAAGCATAATAACTTCTTATTATTATCGGATAATAATGTAAGACTAAAGGGTATCGAAAGTAAATATAAATCTATTGCTATAGAAACATTTTTATTTAATAATTTAAAACGAATATTTAATGAATCTAATAAAGTGAAAAAATATAATTTAATTCAAAAAATGATTCATGATTTTTTTCATACTGATGATATTAATCTATTTGCAGTATCGATGGATAATAAAGTAGATATATACTGTAGAGATAAATTAGTAAGTATTAATAAAGACTATTTATCTAATAGTAAGGCATCGGAATTTAATATAGATAGAAAAATGTATTATGGGAAATTACTATATCCATTTATATCTGTATTAGCTTTATATACATATAATGAATAAAAAAATAATTTATATTGAAGAAACTATTTATTATCTTTCTGAAAAAATACAAATTTTAAAAAGTAGGAGAAAATATTATGAATAATTTATCGGCTTGTGCAGATTTTTTTAATAATTTAGAAATACATTTAGATGGTAATATATACTATGATGATACATCTAAACTAATGAGATTTGAAACAAGATATGAATACTCTATTGTTGATATTCATATAAAGGATAAATTGAAAAGAGCTATATTATCTTTAATTAAAAATAATTTACCAAAAAATATTAAATATTTTTCTAATATAATATATTTATCATTTAATTATACACATAATAGTTATATGTTAGATGTTGATTATTATGATGGTTATATGTTAGATGTTGATTATTATGATGGTTATATAATGAATACTGAAGAAATACTTTTACCAAAAGATTTATCTGATGAACTCATATCATATTTTATAAAATCTATGATTAAAGATTTAAAAAATAATGTAAAAAATATTGAGAAATCATGGGGCAATAAATGAAAAAAGTATATTTAAAAAATGTTTCTAAAAATATAAGAAGATTGGAAAAAAAATATAATATTATAAATAATAATATATCTAATGGTATATATGATATAACTAAAAAATCTATATTATCTAAATTGGATAAATTATTATTTGGGAATATAAATCATTTTATTAAAGATAAGAGTAAAGAAAATAATAAAACTTCTATCGACACAATTTCTAATCCAGAATATTGGGGTAAAGTTATATATAAAAATATTATTAAAAATAAGGTATTTTATTATAGTAATAAAACTATTATTAAAAGTATTATGGATCAAATAAAGATTAATAATTCTATACTAAAATCTGATAACTATATTTATACAATTGTGTATAATTCGAGTTATAATGGTGGTATGTCAAATGTTTCGAAGTATTTTCATACGGAAACTATTATATATAAAAATAAAATTAAATCATATGATGATGATAAATTAAATTTATTTACAGATGATATTAGACAAGAAAATATTCGATATAAAACATTTTCTATTCTTACTGGAGATAGATGTATTGGATTTAAATATAATACTTATAAAAATAAATATAATGAATTTTGGGATGTATCTAATGTCATAATTATATTTACCAATGATATTGATATATATTCGGAATTAAATAATACGTATATTAAAAGATTTACAATCCATCTTACGAATAATTCATCTTTATCACAATCATTATGTGCATATAATATTAATTATATTAATAAATGTTCATATCAAGATCTTTATAAAGTAATATCGCCTAATAGAATAGGTATTATTGCAATGTTATGTAATGATTTTATTGGTGTTAATATTAATAAAAATATGTCTAATATATTATTTTCCCTATTTACAGAAATGATACAAAAATATATTTGCAATAGTTATTATTTTTATAATTTATATGATGAAATGCGATTATCGGATTTTATTGAACCAATTTGTAATTTTAATATAGATATTATTGATAACTTATATGAGTTACCATATTATAAAAAAATTGAAGATATAATAGAATGTATGATAAGTTCCGATAATACACTTTCAAACTTTATTATTAATGGTTCTGGTGGAACTGGTAAAACATTTTATACAAAAAATATATTACCAAAAAAATATGATGGTAAAATTACATTTATTAATATAATCGACGATGATAGAGAATTATTTAGGGATGAAGATGAAGATGAAGATGAAGATGATAAAACATTAAATAAATATGTAACTTCTTCATATACTAGTAAATTAAAATATCTTAGTTCCAAGATTAGAAACATTTTAATTGATATATACCATTTAAAGACTTTACCAATATGTATCGTTTGGGATGAATTTGAAAACGCTATGCTATCGACCAATACGGCAAATGAAAATATATTAATTGTAAAAGAAATATTAAATAAAATAAACGAAATAGATATACCAGTATTTTTTATATTTCTTACAAATGACTATACCCGTATTAAAGATGAAACATTCTATAGAAGGGGTCGCGTTGATTATATTATAGATATTAATAATGATGTAAATATTAATATTGATGTTATTACAGGTAATGAAATTGAATATTTTAAAGAATGGGTTAATAAAAATCATAAACCACTCGATACTCAATATAGCGTAAATGAAATCGAATTTATTACAAAAAGTGTTGGTAGATTAAAAAATATAACGTTGACTAATAAAAAAGATATTTTATGCGAATATATTTATGAAGATATTATAGGAAGGGGGAATCAATAATGTTAATGAAAGATGCTAAAAATTCAATTCTAAATGTAATATATAATATGGTATTTATATTTAATTTTGATGAATTAATATGTAAAAATTGTAACTATGGAAAGGTTAATATAATCGATCATACTATTATAAATAACAAAAAATACACACATAATTCATATGAAACATGTCCAGTATGTAAAGGTAAATATGATAATAATCCAATTATTATAGTAAAAGGTTTATTAAAAGATTTCATTAAATTAGATGAATATAATACTACAATATCATTAGGATTTCATAATTCATATACCGATAGTATTAACTTTGTTACTTCATTTGAATTAGCGGTAGATTATATTTATAAAGATGATCGAATACATGTAATACATAAAAATTTTTTTGTTAGTAATGATGGTCTAACAGATTTGTATACTAATAGGAATATATTATACTTAGATATTAAAGATCTTAATTCAAAAAGGAATTTACTATCAACCAAATTATATAGTAAAACAAAAATAAACATTATAAATGAATTTCTCGATAAATTATTAAAGTAAAATTAGGAGTATTATAATGGCTCATCAATATACAAAATATCGAATACGTAGCGCTATGGTAGATGGAATGGAATTTGCTGAATATATTTATAAATTTTTAGTAATAGAAAATATAGATAATCCTATATTAAGAGGTAATATATATTTTTCTGTTCCAGATCATTTACTCTTATATATTAATGCCATTAAGAAAGGAAGTATTATTTCTATAGTATTAGATATATTAGATGCTAATAGATATGAAGAGCAATTTGAAGCTTCTGTTATTTCTACAGAAACATTTAATCTATTAATTACTACAAATAAGGTTCCTATAAACTCTCTTAGTTTACAAGGAGCTTCTCAATCACCTAATGAAGTTACATATACTAATTCACCATTTGTAGATTTTAATATAACATTTGTAGATGCTTTAATGTATTATATTAATATAATTCCAATAACAGCAAATTTTGAAAATATTACTGTTAAATCATTAATAGAAAATTTATGTTCAATGTTTAATATTAATCGGGTTGAGTTTGATAGCGATATTAATAATACTATGTATGATCAAATACCTATATATAATGAAACATTTTTTGATGCAATAAAATATATCGATGATTTATATGGTATATATAGTGGTAAATTAGGTATACAATATAAAATTAATAATGGTAATATAGAACTAAAATTTAATAATATAAATAATAGTATGGATTTTAGTAATGTTATAATGCATAATTTATCACTTAATAATGACCAATTAATAGAAGCCATATACGATAAAAAGGTTAAAGAAAGAAGTATAAAAATATTAATTAGTTTAGTAGAAAATATAGTTCCAAAAGAAGATTTTACATCATTTTATTTAAGGAATCAATTTAATAAAAGATATATTTACTATCCAGATAATAAACCAATCGCTAGTACATCGATCGATATACCTAATGAGTTTCTTAAAAATAATAAATTATTAGTATATAGAGATGGTAGTTTTATGACAGATGCAAGTCATCCAGAATTACTAATAAATAGATTTCGACATTATGGTAATCAAATAAATGCTAAAAATTATTTTACAAAAAATTTAAATAATGCTGTATATGACTTAACGGAAATATCTATTCCAGTAGATTCTGATTTTATCGACTTCGATATTAAAAGTGGAATGATACTAGATTGGGTTTTTTATAATCCAGAACTAATGAAAATTGGTGGTAAATATATAATAAAATCTATTATTAGAATATATGATTTAAATTATGAAACTCCTTTACTATCCGAAAATCGTAATAATATGATACTAAGTAGAATTAATTTACTCAATACTGAACAATAAAACTTGGAGGAATATATGATATTTATAGACTATAGAGATACAGATCTATTAGCACAATTTATTAATGAAGTAAGCATTATAGATAGAAATGATATCGATAAATTATATAAGAATACTATTTTAATATATACTAAAAAACTTACAAATAATGAAAAGTATTTAGAAGATATATCTATTGCTATCAAAGATAAATATATTAAAATGGGTAAAGATATAAAATATTATGACAAAGATAGATTTATGGGTAGATTAGTAGAACTTAGTGATATACTAATTAATGATACGTTATTATATTCTATAATCGAGGATTATGATATGAAACCCAATCATAGTCAACATATGATATTTGATGGAGATATATTCGATATTAATAAGTCTGGTGGACTTGTATATAATAATAAAATGTTATCTAAACTTATGTTACTTTTACAAGAATCATATGCATCATATTATATATACTCTGCAGGTGGTAGAGTATTATTTTCTCGTAATCCTAAATTAGAAAATTTAGACTTAAACTTCTAATTCTAAATATATTCAAAAAGTGCTCCTCTAACAAATTTAAATATTATAATCTAAATCTATGATTTTTTAGAGGAGAGTGAATTTGTTATGCAGATAGGATTAAATGCTATGGAGAATATTGAACTTAATACATTTAATGATATTAAGTCTTATATTCAAAATACTGCCAGAGAAATAAAACGATATAGAAATGATCCTGGTAAATTACTAGATAATCTATATTTAGAAGAGGTTGGTGGTGCTACAAAATTTAATCCATATGACTTTCAGCGAAAATTAATAAAGGATTTTCTAGTAGAACATTATCTTATTATTAATAAATCCCGACAGACTGGTATCAGTACAATATTTACTATCATGTCAGCTATACTTATGAGTTTATATTCTAACTATACTATTGGTGTAATATCAAAAGATGCTACTGCAGCATATAAATTCGTAAGTAAAGTAAGAGATGTTTTAAATAAACTACCTGCTATTTTAAAGCCAAAAAAGTTTATTAAAGATAATGAAAAATCTATTAAGCTACCAAATGGTAGTTCAATCCAAGCCGCTGCAGTATCTAGATCCGATCCAAACAAAGCTCTTAGATCTGAAAGTATGTCATTACTAATATTAGATGAAGCAGCATTTGTAAATCGTATTGGAGAAGCTTATTCGGGTATTAGACCAACACTTAATAAAACCAAACAGGTATGTTCGGCTAAAGGAATACCATATGGTATAGTAATAGTATCTACACCTAATGGTATGGTTGGTGACGGTGAATGGTTTTTCAATATGGTTCAGTTATCTAAGGCCAATAAGACTAAATTTAAATTTACTGAAATACATTGGTCATTAGTTCCTTCATATGATCAAGCTTGGTATGATGATCAAGTTAGGGAAGAACCGAATGAACGTATTATTAAACAGGAATTAGATTTAGTATTTCTTGGATCTTCTGAATCTGCATTCGATGATGATGTAATCGAGGCAATACAGCATAACACTAGAAATGTAATGGGACATACATATGAATCTATTATATTTAATAATACATTGGATCCAGAATATAAAGCTTTAGTTAATGATTCATATAAATTAGCTGTGATTGAACAGCCTAAAGATAATGAAAAGTATTTTATTGGGTGTGACGTTGCACCAGCGTATGGAAAATGTAAATCATCCATACAAGTATTAAATAGTAAAGGTATTCAAGTTGCAGAATTTAATCATAAATGTAAAGTTAGATTTTTATATAAAGCTTTACGTAACATTATGGATAAATATAGTAATTGCTTAACTATATTTGAAAATAATAGTTTTGGTAATCAGATAATCGAAATGTTTGATTACGATGATGAGTTTAAAGATGAACGAGGTAAATATATCGATAGATTATATAAAACCGAAATTAAAGATAAACAAGGTAGAATTACCGATACTAAATTAGGGCTTACTGTAACAGGAAAAAATAGGGATGTATTAATGGATAATATGTATACATTTATAAAAGAGAATCCAGAAGTTATTAAAACATCTACTTTAGCATCGGAAACAATTTCATTACAACGTAAGAATGGAAGACTAATGCATGGAACTGGTGGCACAGATGATAACGTATTAGCATATACCCATGCATTGTACTGTAGAGACTTAAATATAAAAGGAACGTTTCTAAGTGTTGCAGAAAAACTTCCAAAGAAAACTCTACAGAATGCTAGTAATAATACAATAACAATTATGTCAGAAATAGATAGTAATATATTACATGCAACTAATGGTAGAGATCCATCAGTAATATTATATGATGGTTATGTTCCAGAAAATAATAATACAGGTAATAATATAGACCCATATTTTAACAAAAGTATATACGATTTATAATATATGAGGAGAGGCTAACTATGGATAAGAAAATAGATTTATTACAAGAAAATATTAATTTAATTAATGCTATTAATGGAGTTGATATACCTAATAATACTGATGATATATTCATCACTAATATAGAAGATAATATGGATGTAGATCATTTACTCAAAGAGGGTTATACGCTAGCTTCTTATAAAGATCCAGACCTAAAAGAAGTATATATGTTTAATGGTATTAAAATATATTCTAGTAATGGATTTAATGCTCATGTATTAGATATGATTTCAAAAAATTCTAAACTATTTGAAAAATATTCAGAAGATTTAAAGGATATATTTCTAATAGAAAATAAATGTTATATAGCCACTCAGAATGTTAGTAGAATATCATTCTTTTTAAGTAAATTAAAAGACTTTATATATGATGCTGAAAAAAGACCTTTAAAACATACTTTAGGATTTTATGTTCCAAAAACAAGTGAACTATTTATCATATTAGAAAATAGTTCAAATATATTATCTAAAGTTGATGAGGATTTTTTACTAAATATTATAGTACATGAACTAACTCATAAATATGCATCTGAGCACTATATACATTATAGAGATAATAATATTAAAGATTTATATTTATGGTATAAGTTATTTTTATCTAGAATCGCAGCTTATATGATATTTATGTATGATAAGAATAAATATATAGATGTATATAATTTAGTATATTCATTTATGCGTAATAAAAATATGACTACTATAGTAAATAAATTAGTTGATAAATTAGTTGATATGGAAAATAAAAAACAGTATAATAGTTGGATGAAAACATATAGAGATTCAATGAATGAAATAAGAATATTAGCACTAGATATAATAAGTGACAATAAAGATATACATATAACTCAAGATGATTTAAATGATTCATTTTCCGAAAAACGTAATATATTATTTATGGTTATTAGTAATATAATATATCTTACGTTTTTAAGTAATAATAATGGTAAGTTATCTAATTATTATTTAAATAATAAAATGGGTAATGCTACATATTATGCATTTAAAAATTCATATTTAGAATTTGCAAGATTAAGTAAATATTCACAGAATAGTATTAAATTATTCGAAACTGGAAATAGTAGCATGTACTATCAAGAGGTATTAATACCAAGTGAAATTATAAGTATATTAAATGAAAATTTTACAGATAGATATAGTAGTAATATAAAGCTAATGTTTAATGAATTGAAAAAGAAATAATAAGGGGTATTTAAATGATTAAAACTACGTTAGGTTCTATCGTGGATAGTGCTGAAGCATCTGCCTCTCAGAAAGAAAGAGAAGCAGAAAGACTCGCTATCCGATCACAAATGCGTGAGGACTTAAATCTTGAATTAAAATCATTATTAAATGAACGTCATAATAATATGATTGGTACGACTACCCCTGGTGTTGGTAATGTATTACCATCTAATAAAATGATGAAAGATTTAGCTACTGTAATTAATCTTTCTGTTACAAGACCTTTAATAAAAGCATTGGCGAATGATAATAAAACTAGTGGAAGAGGTATATCATCTAATCTAAGAAGATTAAGTATACAGAATGGTGTAGTAATTCCAAATGGTGGATTTAGTGATCCAATAGAACCTATAATGGAATCGTTTGGTACTTTACGAGCATATTTTGGTTTAAGTAGAAGTAGGGTATCATTTAATAAATATATTCTAAAACGCCCTACTCTTGGTATCGATAATAGATGGCATGCGATGGAATATATATCAATGCTACTAGAGCAAATAACAACTGGTATAAATCTTATATCACCAATTGAAAATTCATTTAGCTCATATCTATATGGTAGAAGTATAGAATCTCTTTCGGATATTAGCCATAGACTACCAATATTTAGAGAGATATATCAGCTTAGTGCAGCAGCTGAAGGTATTAAAGATATAGCTAAAGAAACCTGGAACTTTACATTCACTAATCCATTAAATTATAAAAAATATTTATGGGCATATGATAAAGAATTAAAATGGGATACTAACATAAAAGATATTGATAAATCTGCAATACAGGTTAATGTTCTTAAATCGATATATAATGCGATAAGAGCACAAACCGAACTAATGAAAAAAGAATGGAATGTTCAGCATTATTTAGGTGCTGAAGGATTGGTTGCATCAGACCATTGGTCGTCATCTAAAGCAAATAGTTTTATTAATTCAAATAAATGGACCGAAATGGATGGTATACCAGTAAAACAAGAAAGATTTACTAAGCTATTTGGAATTTCAAAAGAGGCTGGAATAGGTTGGTTAGCATCTCAGGGACTTCATGCTCTATCTCCTTTAGGTGGATTATTATCATTAGCTGGAGGCGTAGGTGGATCTATACTCGGTGGCGCTTCTAATATACTAGGTAGATTCGGAACACCGACCAAATTAGATACCGAAGAGGATAATAAACAAGCAGCTTCGTCTCAAATTCAAAATCTTGGTTCAAAGAGTTTATCTTTAATTTCAAGATTATATCCAAATAAAGATGTAAGAGATAAAAAGATAAAACAGTTAACTGGTAGTTTACAGTTATATAAAGATATGGCTAAGCAAAGTGGTAGTAGAGCATTAACAATGTTTGGTGGAGCTATATCTAATATAGTATATTCTGGATTAGAAGTCGCTTCTGGTACAGATGATGGAATAGGATTACTTGGTAGTATATTTAATTTGAAAGATAGTTTAACTAATATGAAAGATTATATGTTAGATATCTTTAAAAATATTGGATTAGATAATGCTTCAACAGCTGCCCTATTTGCGAAAGGTGGATTTGGTTTAGCATTATCTGGTGCACTTGGAACTGCTATTGGATTAACATTAAAAAGTGGTATTGATACTATGTCATTATATATAGAATTATCTAATGAAATGTATCAAAGAGAATTAAATAATTATAAGAGGCATAAATCATTTTTATCAGATATTGAAAATAAATCTATACCTGAGATAGATAAATATGTTAATACAATATCATCATTCGATGATTTTAAAGGAGCCCATACAGTAAAGAAATCTGGATTTGCTGGATTGATAGGTAAAACAGAAAGTCATATGGATAAGATTCAAAGAGAAATTGATAGAGACAAATATGCAAAATCGGGATTTAGATTATCAGATCATGATTTTAGCGATGTTAATTCATTTTATGAAAAAAGGCGTCATCTTATCCAAAAAGAGAATAGAACATATGATGAAAATCTAAGATTAGAAAGAATGGAACATTACTATGAAGATAGGAAATTAAGATTTGCTCCATTACTTGAGGAACAAGCTTTTAAATTTAGACAATTTTTAGTTGCTCAGGGTACAAAATTAGGTTATGATAAAGATCCATATAAAATGTTATATCTATATAAAACTGCAATAAATCATAGAAGACTATATCATTTAAATGATCCAAATCCAGAGACTTGGGATATATTTAATAATAATGAGTATTCATTTAAATCTACATTAGGATCTAAATTTAAAGGTCATGGTGGATTTCAGGGATTTTTAAATGATTTCGATACATTCGCGATCGATACCGCTACTAAATCAGCATTAGAATCTGGTGGGGTTTCATCGGAGTTAGCTAATTTAATTAGTAGTATGAATACCGTAAATAGTAATATTGAAAAATCAAGTGCAGCTTCTAATAATATTAGAATTACTGAACATGGTATTAATACATCAAATATGAACGAAGTCGGTAAAGATATAGGCAATGTTATGGTTAATAGTATACCAAGTATATTAATGGCACCACAAGCGCCAGTAGCAGCGCCAGTAGCTGGTAATCTTACTGGTGATGAAATAAATACAATTCAGTTACAGAATGGTTGGTATACTGATAAGCGAAATTAATTTAAAGGAGTCATACAATGGCTATTAAACTTGGTAGTAAATCTATTGGTATACCTAATATAAAGAATCTAATAAATAATAAAATATCAGCAAAAATAAATGCCGAAAAAGGTAAAATTCTTTCCGAAATTTCCGAAATACAGAGTGCTATCAAAGATAATACTACACTCGAGCGAATGGCTAAAAAACAAGTTGAAGAAATGATTAAAGCTAGAGTAGAACAGAGTAAAGAAGGATATAAAAAAGTACGAGATTTAATAGTAATAGATTTATCAAATATTGGAGTATCATTATTAGGTGAATCAACTATTTATTCGGTTAGTGAACCAATCAAATATGATATGTCTCTTAGGAACTTAACTATTACAGAAAATAGAAATATGAAATCATTAGTTGTTGGAGATTATGATAAACTTGCTTATACTGAAATTGAATTAATTCCAAAAAAGGCTAGTACTGAATGGACATATAAAGCTGTAACATTAACTGAAGCATTCAATGAATATATAAAGGATTTAGAAGCATTGGGATTTACAGGTATTGCTGATGGAAGTCAAAGTTTAAAAGTATATGCAAAAACAGATTCATTAAATGCAGCTTCTTTAAATGTAAGTCATAACTATGGTGAAAGTTTTTTAGCTAAAGGGCTTGATAGTGCAGCAGATGCAAGATCCGAAATGTATCAATTATTTGGTGGTATGATACATGAAACTATGGATATGGCTAAAGGTGCAATAGGATCCGCCGTAGGTGATAAAGTAAATTCATTTATTAGTTCAATAAATAAAAATATTAATCAAAGTGGATTAAGACCGGCTATAGATAAAATTGGTCGATATGCCACTATGGCTATAAAGGGTAATAGAATTAATTTTCCAAAAATATGGAAAGGTGGAGACGCTACAACCAATCTTTCATTTAATGTAAAAATAGGTCCATTACCAATAGTATTAATTGAAGGAGAGAATGAAGCTAATAGATTAAAACTTGAATCATATAAACGACATATATTAGGTCCACTGGCTGCTCTTATATTACTTAGTATACCAAGATCTACAGATGGTGTATCATATTCATGGCCATATTATTTAGGCGTCAGAATACCAGGAGTATGCGAATATGAACAAGCTGCTATAAGTTCATTATCTGTTACACCAATCGAACATAGTAGTTCTCCACTATCTCAAATACCATCCGAATTTGAAATTAATATAAACGTAATGTTATTAGAAAATAGTATTGTACATGTTACTAATCCATATAATGCCGCAAACGAAATACCTAATACTCTTGATAAATATCTTTCTGCTTTTATTAAAGGTAGAGAGATAAAACATCCTAAAGTATTATCACCAGAAACTATTGTAGTAAGCGAAGATTTTAAAGGTATTAAAGGTGTATTAAAAATGGTTGATGTTGGAAAACAACTTATAAGTAATACTAAGTTACAGGTAATAGATTCATTAAATAATGCATATGCTGATGTTAAAATGGAACAGCAAGAAATAAAAATGAGATTAGATGATCTTAAGAAAATTAAATTTTAGGAGCAGTCATTAATGAATAATATATTAGTAATTAAAAGTAATTTAGTAGATTTAATTAAAACGGATATTCAATTAGATTCATATTCTAAATCATTAATAGAAGAAAAGAATATGAAATTATTAATTGAACATGTAGTTGAAAAATATGATATTAGAGGTGGTGGATTACTACTATTAGAATCTGGTAGTTTAAATATCGTTGCAAAAGCTAAAGTAATGGTAGATAAAATGAAAGATATTTTTTCTAATAAAAATACAATGAAGGAACTTAAAGATAAATCAGAAGTAATATATAAAAAAAATATGGATGCTATCGAATCGTATGCTAAAAATAAATTAAATATTAATGTTAATAAAGTTAAGAGTGTTATATCTTATGAAGCTAAAGCTATTATATCTAAATTTGGTAAAGATCCAAAACCATCTATTGTAAAATCAAATATGGTTAATTGGTTAGATTCTGTAATGCAAAAAGTTTCTAATAATTTAGTTTCAAAAGAAGAACAAGATATGAAAATGTTTTATTATTTTGTAATGGCTATATTAATTAATACAATCTTTTTTCATTTATTTGGAATGGCATTTATGTCTATTTTTGTAGCACCTATTACGGAAGAGGTTATGAAACAGATGATGGGTCGTGCATCACCAACTAGAGGATATCTTGGTGTAGCTGGATTTGCAATATATGAATTTTATACATATATATTTCAGGCATTATTTTCGGGGGTGAAATCAATGCAGTTTATAATATATGTATTATTAAGAGGGTTTCTTATATTTTTTCATATGTTAACTTATTATATACAAAAGTTTGCTGCAGGAGATGAATGGACTACCGGGAAGTTTACTATTAAAAGTGGCTGGGGCTTATTTGTAGGATGGTTAATACATATGTTATGGAATGCGAATGCTGATAGAATTTTACGTCCTATTCTTGGTTTTTAAGCAAATGCGAAAAAAATAAAGAGAGTTTATATAAACCCTCTTTATTTTTACTTTCGAAACATATCATGTGAATGAAATTTTCTTTTACTTATCCATTTTTTAAATAATATTCTTCCTTTATAATATTTTTTTTCTTATTTTTAAATTCTGCAATTTCGGATCTAGATACATTTCTTTCTAGTTCTAATAGTTTTCTAGTATATTTATTATCTAAATCAGAATAATATTCGATATCCTTAAATAACTTTTCTATCGGCCAATTATATTCTTGTAGATCCAAAAATATTTTATGAGGTCTTGTACTGGTGGGATTTTTAATAAAATGATCTATTACTATAATATGTAAAAAGTTTTCTACTAAAGTTATATCGAAATCACCCATATTAAAATTATATAATGTATCTATTTGAAAATAGTCTTTAGATATTCCAATCTTAATCATTTCTAATAAAAATATTTTTTTATTATATTTGAGATCCATTTCTGGATTGAATATGATTTCACTGATTTTATTTAGTATATTATCTAAAGTCATACTATCTATTATCTTTTGGATAACTCCGGTTGATATATTAGTTTTTAAATCTATATACCCACACCATAAATCTAATTTAATACTAGTTAGTTTATTTTTAAATTCTTTTAATGCATGTTCCTTTATATTATAACAAATTTGATCTGGTTCACTATAAATACTTTTCATCCATTCTACCAATAATATAGATTGTAATTGTAGGTTATCTTCTGATATCTTTATACCTTCATTTTCCATCAATGTTTTAAGAAAGGGTGGTAAACCAGACCAATATCCTCTAGCGCCAGTTAGTTCATCAGACCAATAATCAGCATGGGCACCTACGGACGCCAATATTTTATTTTTTAATATGGGATGAGTATATATAAATTCTCTAACAAATCCTTGCCTCCACATTCTATCAGGAAAAAATCCATACTTTATTAGATGACTAAAATGCCACTCTTCTTCTACATTATGCCACTCTTTATTAGCTTCCTCAAATGAACTCATTATTTTCTCCTATATCCAAATATTTGTTGAAGATTTTTGTTTGATATTATTATCTTCATTGTTATGAGATTTAGTATCTTTTCTATTTTTGAAAATTATTAATTTCTCTTCATCAATTTTTCTGAACATATATATTATATTTTCTCTATAAGTATTTGATTTAAATTTATCTAAAAATGAACCATCTCTAATATGAAGATATTCTATCAAATCTGATAAAACATCTATACTAATATTTTCATCATCCAAAGTTTCCAAATACTTATTAATATCTTGATTTTCATTTTCCATATATTTTACTGTATAAGTTGTATTATATGAATAAATTCTATTCAAACAATCTTCATTTACTTCACGTGGATTAAACTCGAGTATAATATGAAAATTTTTTGGAATATTATATATTTTTAATAATACTCTATTATCTTTTTCCATATATATACAATCACCAACCTGATATATATTATCGATAATAAAAAACTTAAAACCTAACGATTCATCTTCATCATCTTCATCATAACATATTTTTTCGGATATTAGGATACCCTTTTTAATATCATTATATTCATCGCCAGTCGTGTGTCTGTTATCCTCATATCCATGTTCATTATGAAATACCAGATTTATACCAAAAATATTATATTTTTTTTCCATCAAATTCATCAACGTAGCCAATTTGTGTATTGGTTTTAATGATTAATTCTTGAAAAAAATATTCCATATTATTAATGATAATATGTGTTAATGGTATAAAATTAAAACCATTAGGAATATATTTATCGATAAAATTATTACAATCATTATAATTTATTTCTATCATTTTACTCTCCAATTATTTTTATAATATCATCAATAAAATTTTTAAAAGTATCTTTTCTAACACTATCAAAATATATTTCATATTCTTCTGATAAAGTCATTATAATATCATTAATTTCTTCATCGTCAGAAAAATCTGATATTTCATTTTCTTCTTCATACAATTCTTCAACATCAATTTCTAATATATCACTTATTATTTCAAAAATTTCATCTTTCATAATATTCTCCTTTATAAGTAGAAGTGGGGATTTTTTATCCCCACTTCTTATTCAAATATAGTTTTTACAAGATAATCAATACTATCCTGTATTTGTAATGTTAGCGTTGTTCCATCTTTAAAATTGATAAAGAGATTTTCTTCATCATAATTTACTGATAAAATATTATCTTTGAATAGAATGATGTTAGGTATTGATTCATCTTCATTTTTTACGATAAAGATATTCATATCTTTCAGCTGGCGGGAAATTTTTTCAAAGTTTCCTTCAACTCTGAAAGTTTTGTTATTAAATCCCAGTACCACTGTATCTACACTACTTTCCTGAAGCACATCTTGGATATAACTTGCTTCATTAATGTTTACCCACATGTTTTTAACAGTATTGAACTCTTTGATTTTTACAATATTACCAGTCATTTCCAATATGTCATTTTTTCTATCGACTATTGGGTTTTCACATAACATTACAGTCTTATTTTTTGTAGCAGAAAATTCAAAAGTTTTCATTGTATCCATTTCTGTTACAATGAATGTGATTCTAATAGCATTAATTTTTAAAAATTCAACACTACCTTTATAAACTATTTTTCTATTACTCGGATTTTCAATAAAAACCCTGTAATCGACATTTGCCTGAATATTTGGTGAATATCCAGCAAGATACAAATTTTTTGGTTCTGTTAAAATAATTTTGTTACTTTCATTATCAATTATCATATTCCCCGATTTTTCTTGTATCATTGCTAAACCGATGAAAGATTGTGTTTGGCTCATAGTGTAGCCCACTTTATTTTTTTGATACCAATTATAGTATCATATTACTTTTTATAACTTATGCGATTTCTTTTTGATAAGATCGCTCTATATACTCTTAAAAAAGATAATCCGAGCCTATACTAGCACTCGGATGTTCTCAATTTGGAATTTACTACATCATACATTGCACATAGTAAATTAACTACTATGAGCAATAAGATTAAGTCATGAGAAAGTCGAATCCATATTGCAAAATCAACTGCTATGGATTTCGGGGCGATTATAGCTAGTGAAAGTGAAACAGCATAACCCACTTCTAATAAAACGATAAAGCTGGATCT